TCAACTTCCTGATATCTCTGCTGTTGGTGAAGCAGGTGTAGTTAAACTAGTTGTTCGGGATAAAAAGAACGATACATCTAATGATTTTGCAATTGTCGTTGGCGAAACTGATTCTGTATTTTCTTTCAACTTCAAGGTAGAAAATATCAAGGTTCTTCCTGGTACTTATGAAGTTGTTGTTTCCCAAAAACTTCTATCTCGCTTTACAAGTAAGAATCATGATCTTACTTATTATATTGCACTTGAACCTGATTCTACGTTTGGATAATGGAACCGGATCCATACATTCAATTTCTTGAGAATTGGATCCCAGGAATAGGAGAAGACACTAAACTCCATGACCAATTACATATTCATTTTGGTCTTGGATTTAGTGTTAATGATGAAGCAAAATTATTGGGTTTCCAATTAGGACATCATCCTGCAGGTTCCTTTTTTCATGTAGTCATTTTTTCTATTATGAGTCTTACGATATATCCTAACCATTATCGTAATACTTGGAAAGACGTGCGGGATTTTTATTCAGCATATCTTCTTGGAAAATATTGGCAATCTGTGTCATACTGGTTTATACCCAAATCTATCCTATGAAAAAATCTAGTAAGATATTATATAATAATCCTATAAAGAGTATACCTAGATCTAAACTTCATAGGATTACTGAAATCAATCCAAATGCTAAAGTTGAGTTTAAAACTATCCAAGGATTAAAACTTATAAAGATTTATAATTTTTTAAAAAGACCATTGGAGTTAAGAGAATTTTGTTTGGAATTTCTTTCAAAGGATTCTCATGAAACATTGATGGATGATATTATAGAGGGAAGAAGAAGTTTTTCCCCTGGAATTCAACAAATAATTAATCCACTATTTTTTAATGAAAGTATATCAAAATACTTGCATGATAAACTGGAAGAATATAATTTGTATAAAGGAATAACAAAATCTGAGTATTATACTAATATGTTTTATCCTGGAATGGGTTCAACTGAAGCAAGTAAAATACCACATTTAGATAATTTTTTGTTTGCTGGAAATATCTACCTTTCTGAAATTGACGACAGTATATCTGGAACTAATTTTTATAAATGTATTTTTAAAGATCCATTTGGTGAAGAAGAAGTTTTTTATGATGCTTATGATCTAATGGCATCTGAATATTGTGATAATTACGAAGCAATCTTAAGAAAAAATAATGAAAATATTGAAAAGGCAGATGACTTCACATTTTTAGATAACGATATCTATCACAAATATCACTTTGAACCGGCTGAATTTAATTCAGTATCTCTTTATTCTGGTAGGTATTGGCACAGTGTTGTTTATGATGCTAAACTTAGTAAGCAGTACCGGTATTCCCTGGTCGCTTCTTTTCTTTCTGGTGATATGCTATGAACATCTTTGTTACTGATCCTGATCCTTTGAAGTCTGCTAAGGTTTTGCCTGATAAGCATATCGTCAAGATGCCACTAGAGACTTGTCAGATGCTTGCTATTGTATGCTCCAACAAATGGGGTCATGGATTTGGTACTATTCCCAAAGCAGACGGAACTCCCTATGCTACTGAGAAGGGTGCTTTTCGTAATCACCCATGTACCATATGGGCAAACTCTTTTGTGAACAACTGGAGATGGTTACTTGCTCATGGATTTGCTTTGTGCAATGAATATGCATTAAGGTATGGCAAACCACATACTTGCTTCAACACTCTTCAGGCAGCAAATGAAATTCTTCCATGTGCAGATCCGCAAGGTCGCAGTGGTAAAGGACCAACACCTTTTGTATTTGCTGGACCTGATGAGTTTAAGTTAGATACTTCAATATCTGTCTTTGACAAATACAAGATGTATATTGCATCTAAACCTTGGGTGTGCGATAATTATCTTCGTATCCCTGATAGAAAACCTGATTGGGTATAATTATGAGTCGTGATGAATTTCTTTGGGTTGAAAAGTATCGACCCAAAACAATTGAAGAATGTATTTTACCAACAAATATTAAGAAGACCTTCCAAGACTTCCTAGATAAAGGTGAAGTGCCTAATCTACTTCTTGCAGGTCCTGCTGGATGTGGAAAGACCACTGTAGCAAAAGCATTATGCAATCAACTGGGGGTAGATGTTTATGTCATTAACGGATCCGATGAGGGACGCTTCCTTGATACGGTCAGAAATACTGCAAAAAATTTCGCTTCGACCGTATCACTTCAAGCAACTGGCAAACACAAAGTCATCATCATCGATGAGGCTGATAACACAACAAACGACGTACAACTCCTACTTAGGGCGTTTACTGAGGAGTTTCATGGCAACTGCAGATTCATCTTCACCTGCAACTTCAAAAACAAAATCATTGAACCACTCCACAGCAGATGCGCCTGTGTTGATTTTTCAACCAATTCCAAAAGTAAACCCCAACTCGCAGCAGCCTTCTTCAAGCGCATCCAAGAGATCTTGGCTGCGGAAAGTATTGAATATGATCAAAAAGTCCTTGTCGAACTAATTAATAAACACTTTCCTGATTGGAGACGTGTTCTTAATGAACTACAAAGATATGCTGTTAGTGGTAAAATTGATACAGGCATTCTTGCAACCTTTAGTGATGTACAAGTAAATGACTTGGTTAAAAGACTTAAAGAAAAAGATTATCCCGAAGTACGTAAATGGGTTGTCAATAACCTGGACAACGATACTTCTGTTCTACTGCGTCGTATTTACGATGCTTGTTATGATTCCATGGTTCCGGCTAGTATTCCTGCTGCTGTGCTTTGTCTTGCTAGGTATCAGTATCAGATGGCGTTCGTGGCGGATCAGGAAATAAACATGCTTGCTTGTCTAACTGAAATTATGGTGGAGTGTGAATTCAAATGAGAACACAAAATAAGGAAAACTATTATTATTGGTTCTGGATTGTAGCAATGATTGCATTTATTGTTCCCCAAATTTTTACTGCTTGGGCATACATAAATATTGTGAATATTATGAAAACATGGTCACTTTGAAATGATACCCTTCTTTGTCCCCGACCCAGTGATGCTAATGGAATCAAATTGGGTCAAAACGATTCAAGTTCCTTCTGAAATTAGGAATCACTGTATCCGACGTGTTGTCCCCTCACTTGGGGATGAGATGGTTGGTGAGAAGTGGAAGTATATTGATTGTGCCTGGAAGAATATGGGTTTCTACGGTGGTAATTCTACTGTTCTTAGAGAACTTAGGAGAATGAGTGATAGATCGTACCTTGAGGAGCAGGAAGAAAGAGATAAATTGAATAAAGTGAATTACAAAGTTGATGAAATTTTAGAGAAGTATTATGATTGATGTAAGAGTTTTTCGCGTTGTGACAGGTGAAGAAGTTGTTGCTGAATTTGTGTCAGAAACTTCAGATACAATAACTGTAAAAAATGCACTAGTGGTTCTTCCGAGTGCTCAGAATGTTGGATTTGCGCAGTGGGCAGCTGTTATTGATCGGGATAATCCTGAAATCACTTTGAGTCGTAATCACGTTGTTTATGTGGTTCAACTTGATTCAAGTATCAAGAAGAAGTATAATGAAATTTATGGAAGCAAACTTGTAACTCCTGAAGATAAAAAACTGATTCTTTGAATATGAAATCTTTGAAAACCCCTCTTCGTTATCCTGGCGGAAAGTCCCGTGCATGTAATAAATTGGATGTTTATATTCCAGACCTTCGCGATTACAAAGAATATCGTGAACCATTTCTTGGTGGTGGTAGTGTAGCACTTCATGTAACTAAGAAGTACCCACATCTTAAAATCTGGGTCAATGATTTGTATACACCATTGGTTAATTTTTGGAAAACACTTCAAGATGATGGATACAAACTTTATAAAAGACTGCAAGAATTAAAGTCTAGATATCCTGATCCAGCATCAGCAAGAGGTTTATTTTTAGAAGCAAAGGAAGTAATTAACGACAATGCTCAACCCAATTTATATCGTGCTACTGCTTTTTACGTTGTCAACAAGTGCTCTTTTTCTGGTCTCACTGAATCCTCATCCTTCTCAAAGCAGGCTTCAATCTCTAATTTCTCAATGCGAGGAATTGAAAAACTACAGGGATACACACAATTAATTAAAGATTGGAAAATTACAAATGGTCGCTATCAAGAACTCCTTACTGATGACAAAGAGTGCTTTACCTACCTTGACCCGCCCTACGATATACGAGATAACCTATATGGACGGAAAGGGAGTATGCATAACGGATTCGACCATGATGGTTTTGCTACCATTTGTGATCGGTTTATTGGTCCTCAACTTATTTCTTACAATTCGTCTCAACTTGTTAAAGAACGATTCAAAGACTACGAAGTAGGAGAATTTGACTTGACGTATACAATGCGTTCAGTTGGTGAATATATGCGAGAGCAGAAAGAAAGAAAAGAATTGGTGTTATTTAATTATGGAACTGAAGGATTGGCTGAATTCAATTAATTTTACAAAAGAAGATCTAAGTGAAAACACTAGCACTTACCCTCCATATATTATTAATCGTTGTTTGTCTGGGCACCTTGATTGCATCATGCTTGCCAATGAAATGAATAAGTATCATTTCCTAGACAAAGACATGCAATATTCATTTTATCTAAATAGTCTTAGGAAACGGAAGAGATTTTCTCCCTGGCTCCGCAAGGATAAAGTCACAGACTTAGAATGTGTAAAACAATACTATGGTTATAGTAATGAAAAAGCATCTCAAGCACTGAAAATCCTGACACAAGAACAGATTAACTTTATTAAACAAAGACTTGATATTGGAGGCAAACGATGACTACGACGGTAGAACCTACTGTGCAATGGTCTCAGGATCAAATGGTGGAAGTGCTTTTGAATGAACCTGATGACTTCCTTAAGGTGCGTGAAACGCTAACACGAATCGGGGTCGCATCCCGAAAAGAAAAGAAACTCTATCAGTCCTGCCATATTCTGCATAAGCA